AGGAACTAAAAAAAAAATAAATGAGGGAAAATAAATTCCCTCAGATATAATTTTCTGGATGTTATCCGTTTTGTGCTTTTTTATCATCTGCACTTGGAAGAAAATCAACAACATTTTTATTATTTTCTTTTAACATTTTTTGTGCAATTTCACCAAACATTTTTGATAATTCTGCAATTGTCATTTTTCCATCATCATCTTTTTTAGTAGTATTTGATTTAATGAAATTTGCAATTTTCTCATCAATTTCTTTTTTTGGATTATCTTTTTTAATAATACTTGCAAAACCTCTTATTGATGATGCTTTACTTTCAGAATTTTGAAATTCATTAAAAAAGTTTTCTGCATTTTCTCCAATTACTTTTAAAGCTTTAATATCATTTTTCCCAACTTGGGAAATAATATCAGTCAATTTTGCTTTTTCATATTGAGCAATTTTAAAAGCTTTTTTGTTTTTCCCACTATAAGCTTTTATTTCTAAATCTACTAAATAAACTGTTTCAGCAACGTGGCAAATATTAAAAGCATACTCATCAATTTTTTTAGCTCTATTATTTTCTGATGTTTTTTCATATGAAACAATTTTTAAAAGATTTTCTGTTGATGTTTCAATTAAAGTATTAACACTTAGATCATTATAATTTTGCATTTTCTTTTTTTCCTTTTCAGTTTTTCCCAACTTGGGATTTTTTGTTTTGTCAAAATTTAGACATGTTTAACGTATCATGTAATATATGCAATTCCCATGCCAACTTTCAAGCTGCGAATCATTCTCAAGTTGAGAACCATTCTCATTTAGGATAGTTGATAATGATTCTCATTCTCATAATGATAATAGTTCTCAACCCCATAATGATAATCATTCTCAAAAGGATAGTAGCAAGAATCGTGCCAATATGCTCCTACATTTAATATTTTTATTTTTGGCATGGTTTGTGCTATTGCAATTTACGTGCCAAGAAAACTGTTGTTATATCAGTTATTGCATATGATAATGATAAGCATTATCAATGACTTAGTGAGAATGATAATGAGAATTGTTATCAAAACGAGTTGCAGTATTGAATTTACTATCTTTTTTTGACGCCGTGCCACTGCCACACCCCCCGTACTACGTTATTATCATGGATATCTACACAGATTAGGAATATTAGGTGTTAACCACAAAGGTAAGTGATAAAAATATACATAAAAGTATCCTTAAATAGTCTTAAATATACATAAAATGACTGCGGCGGGGTGCTTACATATTAAATGTCTTGACAGACTAAAATTTACATGGTATAATTACGTTATAACTAGTACATAGACAATGTTACATTTATAATATATATACAATATATATAATAATACAATTATAATGTACAGTATAACTTCCTAAATTAGAAATAAACTTGACAATGAGTAAAAAATCAGTAAAACTATATACAGATAATGTGTTAGAAGCTTTTTATCTTGCTATACGTGATAACAAAGTAGATAAATTGCACATACCACACAGTGATGTCCATTACGTGAGAGCAGCAGTTGAGGCTCATTACGGTAGACCGTTTACTCTGAAGCATGTAGAGACAGCTATGAGAGCAGAAGGGTGGACAGATTAATGTTTGAGACATGGGTACTCGTATGTATGATAGGCAATCCAAACTTATGTCATACATTATCAGATTTATACGGACCATATGAGACTAAGAAAGAATGTATTACACGTGCTTATGAAATAGCAGTAGAATTACCAGAACATATGCCTGATTATGTGGCTGTGAAATACAAATGTTTAGCTCCTAGTGACCAAAAAGGTAAAGTGAACACAAGTTATGGCAGAAACCAAGAAGAAAACCAAGAAAAAACGCAAAAGTACTGGAATGAAGGGTCATACCATAAAGGGTGGTCACAAAAGATCAACTAAAAGTGGAGCAGGTATGACAGCCAAAGGTGTGGCTAAGTACCGTAGAGACAATCCCGGCAGTAAATTAAAAACTGCTGTGACTGAAGACAAGCCTAAAGGCAAAAGAGCTAGTAGGCGAAAGTCTTATTGTGCTAGAAGTGCTGGACAAATGAAAAAGTTCCCTAAAGCTGCTGCAAATCCAAACAGTAGACTTAGACAGGCACGTAGAAGATGGAAGTGTTAGATGACTTTATCAGAAGCAAGAAGAATACTAGAGAAGGGTGCATCTTTTAGTCCTGCTGTAGTAGAAGAAGCTAAAGAAGTCGTTCAAAACTTCACTAAAAAACGTGGAAGCAATGTTATGAAAACAGAAAAGATGGGCAAAAAAGCTCAAATGGCATATGGGGGTACTGTAAATGGTAAACGTCATATGTATTCAGCAGGTGGTTCAGTACAAGCAAACAAAGGACTACTAGCACTTAAAAAGTCTGGACCTAAAGGTTTAGAGGCTTACAATAAGATAACCAAAGGAGGGAACTAGAGATGGCTAAAAGCAGTTTAGATAAAATGAAGGAAAGACTTAAAAAATCTTCCCCTAAAATATCAGGTCGCATGAACTTAGAGAATATGAATCAAATAAGAAACTTTGTATTTGGTAAAAGTAAAAAAATGGGTGCAGAGGATGATGTTTTAGGTATAGCTACACAAAAAGCTAAAAAGAAAATAGCAGATAATAAGAAGAAAACATCTACTACTAAAGGTAAAGTAGACGTTGGTCTACAAAAAGCATTAAAGAATAAAAAGAAAAAATCATCAGGTGGTGGTCAAGGACAATCATCTGGTAATATCTATTTAAGAACTGGTCGTAACCAATCAACAACGTATTTAGGTGGAAAAGGTGATGCAAGAACAGTAAAACCATACAAATTTGACAAAGATGGTGTAAAGCCTATTGGAGGCAAGAACAAAAAAACAGATAATAAAAATAAAACAGGTCAAGCTCCTACTAAAAAGGGTAAAGTAAAAGCAACAGCAGCGAACACAAAAGACTTTGCATCAACTATGGCTATGCAAAAGAGATTGATTGCTAAAGGTGCTAAGATTAAAGCTGATGGTATCATGGGTGCTAAGACAAGAGCTGCTATGAAGAAGTTTATGTCAAAGCCTACAGTACCTGCAAAGAAAAAAGTTATGGTAGACAGCTTTAAGAAGTCAAATGTATCAGCTAACAAGAATAAAAAGGCAGGTATAGATGCAGCTAAAGGCGATAACAAAAAGGCAAAGACATTTAAATCTTCTAATCCTAAACTAGATTCTAAGGGTAACTATAAAGGTACTAATATTAAACCTACTAAGTTACAACTAGAGAGAATGAAGAAGAGAAGAGCAAGGGCGAGTTCTACATAGGTTATGGGCTACCCAACTGAAAAAAAGACCACGAAGAAGAAAGTTACTAAACGTAACTACCGTAAAGAGTATGACAATTATCACGGCAAACCAAAGCAGATAAAACGTAGAGACAAACGTAATGCTGCAAATGCAATTGCTAAGAAGAAGGGGATTGTCAAGAAAGGTGATGGCAAAGATGTCGCACACAAGAATGGCAACCCTAATGATAATAGACCTAGCAATCTAGTTGCACAAAGTAAGTCTAAGAATAGGTCTTACTCACGTACTAAGAATGCTAAGAAAAGAAACCCCTACGCATAAGGAGAACTAAACAATGGCGATGAAGAAAAAAACAAAGTACATGGCTAAAGGTGGCATGAAGAAGACTAAATATATGGCTAAAGGTGGTGCAGCTAAGAAGACTAAGATGTACTCACGTGGTGGAGCAGCTAAACGTAGATAATGTCATATCTTATTAGTAACGTACCACATTTTAAATGTTGGGTACGTAAGGAGTTCACTTGTAATCATATGGATTATCATGGTGAATACCTACACGCATTAGCTTTTGCAGTTAATACTATACCTGATAGATCATTAAGCTTTCAGGTAGTCTTTACAGGTTGTACAGAAGAAGAGAACGTACACGGTGGTGCAATGTGGGCAAGAATGCCAATACAAGCACTAGTAGCTGATATACCTGTAGATGAATGGGCAGAACCAATGGAAGACCATCTATGTCAACCTTGGGATTGTGAATCAAGACATCATAGTATCATAGTCATGGATAGAGTAAGTTCTTCTCCTTGGTTATGTAAAATTGGCAATGAGTTTTATACAGCTAAATATATGTTTACTGTTGATTATACAGACAGTGACATAGCAGATGACCCAGCACAACATAAACAATCACACGTGATGTATTTATTAGATGCAGGGAAATGGACAGGCAATATAGTTGCACTTCCAAATAATAGGGTTAGAGCTACAAGTCCTGCTCTATGGGTTACAGGTGAAGGACCTCCTGATTTTACACCATCTCAGTGGACACATTCAGCAGAGTCACACGAATCTTACCTAGACCCATATACAACATTTAATAATTTATATGAGGATAACAGTGGCAGAACAAGCAAAAAAAACAATAAAAAAAGTAGTAACAGGATTAAAAAAAGCTAGTAAAACTCACGCGGGTCAAGCTAAATCTTTATCAGCTATTGAGTTAAGAAAAGGTGGTTCTGCTAAAAGGAAGACTACAAAGAAAAAGAAGTCTAAAAGTAAAGTCAATGAAGCAGGTAACTATACAAAACCGGGATTGAGAAAAAGAATATTCAACAGAATAAAAGCTGGTGGTAAGGGCGGCGCTCCGGGTCAATGGTCAGCACGTAAAGCTCAAATGATGGCTAAAGCATATAAGGCTGCAGGTGGTGGTTATAAAAGCTAATGGTTAAGAAGAAAGACCCTAAAGTTGGCACAGGTAAAAAACCTAAAGGTTCAGATAGGAGACTTTACACAGATGAAAACCCTAAAGACACTGTTAGCATTAAGTTTGCTACCGTATCGGATGCTAAAGCTACAATATCTAAAGTTAAAAAGATTAAAAAACCGTATGCTAGGAAAATACAAATACTTACAGTCCTTGAACAACGAGCCAAAGTATCTGGGAAGAGGGAACAAGCAGCCCTCGCAAAAGCAGCAAAAGAAAGTTTAAAGAGAACACATGACAGAAAAAACAAAAAAAAGGTGTGACACTTGTGAATGTTATAATTGTGATTGTGAAGAGTGCAATTGTGAGTGTCACGAACAAGAGGAGGTACAAGGAGTACCCGTATAATGATTGAGTTTGTGTTAGTGTTTATGATGGGAATAAGAGTAGTAGACCAAACACAAACCTTTGAAGACATAGATAGATGCTTGTATTTTGCAGAGAGGTTACACAAGCAACCTTCAATCCCAAAACAGGAAGGACCCAATCTACAGATAACAGCATATTGTAAGCCAAGAAGGAAAAGATAATGTTAGCAGAACTCGCGGCAGCAAATGCAGCTTTTAGTGTCATCAAAAGTTTTGTATCCAATGGAAAAGAACTTACAGGTTGTGCTAAACATATTTCAGATTTTGTATTTTCAAAAGAACAGCTAGAAAAGAAAGCAAAGAAACAAAAGTCTAAAGGTGGTGGCTCTGACCTAGAAGAGTTCATGGCTCTTGAGCAGATAAAAGAAAAAGAAGAAGAACTCAAGAAGATGATGATATACATAGGTAGACCGGGATTATGGCAGGATTGGCAAGAGTTTCAAGCAGAAGCAAGAAAGTCTAGACGATACCAAGAAAAGATGGCAGCGAAACGTCAAGCAGAGTTAGTGGAATATATGGGATATGGAATCGCTTTTATATTTGTATTATTCTTTGGTGGATTACTAGCTTGGATTGTTGGTAAATGGACAGGCAAATTTTAACATCGTGTGTAGGTATTTGTATATTACAAGATGATATCTGCATAGGATGTGAGAGAACAATAGAAGAGATTAAGGAAGCATATGAAAGCACCACAAAGATCACTAGCCAATTGGACAAAGCAAAAGTGGAGAACTAAGAGTGGCAAACCTAGTACACAAGGGTCAAAAGCTACCGGTGAGCGTTATCTACCTGAAGCGGCAATTAAGGCTCTTTCTCCCCAAGAATACGCCGCCTCTTCGGCTGCTAAACGCAAAGCAAGTAGAGCAGGTAGACAAGTATCTAAACAACCCAAAAAGATTGCTAGAAAAACGGCGAGATTTAGATGAGAAAAGACGTATTGTATCTAAACTTGGCGAAGCCGCTGCTGAAGCTAGGAAACTATCTCTTCAACAAGCACGTAAAAGCTCTAAGAGAAAGACAAAAAAAAGAAGGTAAGAGGAGACTATAATGTTTACAGCACTCATAGGACCTATAGCAAATCTAGCTAGTTCATGGATGAACAGTAAGGTTGAGAAAGTTAAAGCTGATGGTCAAGCCAAAGTTGCACAAGCAAAAGCTAAAGCAGTTGTTGCAGAGAAAGTAGCAACAGGAGAAGTAGAATGGGAAAAGACAATGGCAGATGCAACAGATGGAAGTTGGAAAGACGAATTTGCCTTGATTGTTTTATTATTACCTGCTATACTAGTCTTCATACCTAGCATGACAGAATATGTTAGAATAGGCTTTGAGGTATTGAATACATTACCTGAATGGTATCAGTACCTTTTATTTATAGCCATTAGTGCATCCTTTGGTATTAAAGGTGCAGGACAAGCAATGAAGATTATGGGTAAGAAATGAATTTAGTTACATTACAAGATGAATTAGCAAATGATGAGGGCATAAAATATGAGTTATATCTCTGTTCAGAAAATCATTTAACCGGTGGAATTGGTCATTTAATTACAGAGTGGGATACAGAATATTATGATATGCCTATAGGAACTAAAGTACCAAATGAACAAGTTAATGATTGGTTTGAGAAAGACATAAAAGTTACGCTAAGTGATTGTAAAATTATATTTGAAGAGTTTGACTCTTTACCTAGTGATGCACAATTAGTAATTGCAAATATGTGTTTCCAATTAGGAAGACCAAGACTATCTAAGTTTAAAAATTTTATTGCTGCAGTAAAAGACCAAGACTGGGATCGTGCAGCAGATGAGATGAAAGACAGTAGATGGTATAAGCAGACAACTGCGAGAGCAGAGAGACTTATATCTCGCATACAAGTATTAGGAGTACCGGTGTAATGGCAAAAAAGGGTTCAGGAAGAAAATACACAAGAATACAAGATGTAGAAGATCAAATAATTAGACGTATAGAAGCATTAGGTCCTGAAGACAAATATATGTCTAAAGCACAACAAGATGAATTAGACTATCTCCGTTCCCAACTAGGCAAAAAGTATAGCACTAACTATAAAAATAGAGGTGGTAGCATAAATAAAAAAAGAATAGGTGCTAATGACTACCGTAGTGGTGGCATGGTTCTTAACTCTGTAGATAATAGAAAGAGTAAAAGCTAATGTCAGCATCAGATAACAAAATGATAACTGCTATATCTAAGATGTACCCAAAGCTTAGTAAAGCTAAAATTACTGCCTTTGTAAAGAAAAAGAAAAAACCTGTAACTATAGCAAGTGTTACAAAAGTTAAGGTTGGTGTTATACCAGTCAAGAAAAAGAAAAAAACAAAGAAGAAAACATAATGGCAAAAGAACTAACAGAAAAGCAACGTAAATTTTTAGATGTACTCTTTGATGAGGCAAATGGGGATGTTACACAGGCGAAACTACTAGCAGGCTATGCACCTACCAGTTCTACGTCTGATATCGTCAGAGGCATCAAAGAAGAGGTTCTAGAGGCTACTCAAATGTTTATGGCACGTAATGCACCGAGAGCAGCAGTTGCAATGGTTAGTGGTATCAATGATCCTACAGAGTTAGGTATGAGAGAGAAGATGACAGCAGCAAAAGAATTACTTGATAGGACAGGTCTAGTGAAGACAGAGAAGATGCAAGTAGAGTCTACAGGTGGTGTTATGCTTATGCCAGTAAAGAATGTACAAGCAGAAGATGAATAACAGAAGTATAGGAACTTGGGAATTACCCCAACCAACAGATTTAAAAGAAGATGATGAGTGGATTAAAATACCACGTATAGCTAGAACAGTACCTTT